TGACCAGATTAAAGAAACACTCAAAGAAGTCTTTAAGGCTAACAATAACTTTACAGATTATGATTTTGAAGGATCTAATCTGTCAACAATTATTGATGTTTTAGCATATAATACATATATTACCTCATATAATGCTAACATGATAGCAAATGAGGTGTTCATTGATAGTGCAACACTAAGAGAGAATGTTGTTGCTCTTGCAAAGAATATTGGATATACCCCAAGATCAAGAAAGGCATCTCGTTGTAATGTAAATTTTTTCATTGATACAAGTTCTTTACCCGTAAGTCCTGCCACTCTAGTTTTAAAAGCAGGTCCTGTTGTAGCAACGGGTAATCAATTTGGTGGTCAATCTTATGTTTTTGGAATTCTTGAAGATAAATCAATTTCAGTAAATGATAATATTGCTAACTTTAAAGAGTTAGAAGTTATTGAAGGAACAAGAGTTAATCAATCGTTTCAGTATTCTTCAAGAAATCCAAATCAACGTTTTGTTTTATCAAATCCTGGGATTGATATTTCTACTTTAGTTGTAAAAGTAAGACCAAATACAACATCAAATGTTTCTGTAAAATACACTGTAAATGATAATTTCTTTGAGCAAGGAACGGATGCTATCATTTCAGGTACTTCTACAGTTTATTTTATTCAAGAAGTAGAAGATGAGCAATATGAAATTATTTTTGGTGATGGTGTATTTGGTAAAGCTTTAGAAGATGGTAACGTTGTTGAAGTTTCTTACTTAGTAACTAGTGGAGAATCTGCAAATAGAATTAATAACTTTACTTTTGCAGGCAGAATTGTTTATGTAAAAGACTCTGTTGAATATAATGTAACGTCTGGAATATCTCAGATTACGGCAAGTGTACCTTCAAGTGGTGGAGAACCTATTGAGAGTGTTGAGTCTATTAAAAAGTATGCACCTCAAATTTATGGTACACAGAATAGAGCGATAACCGCAAATGACTACGAAGTCTTAATACCAAACAAAATTTACACAGAGGCTGAATCTATCTCGGTATTTGGTGGAGAAGAATTAGTTCCTCCTCAATATGGAAAAGTTTTTATCAGCATTAAACCAAGAACTGGGGATTTTGTACCCAATTCTATCAAAGAAAACATAAAAAGAAGTCTAAAAAGATATGCAGTTGCAGGAATTGTTCCAGAAATTTTAGATCTCAAATATTTGTATATTGAAACTAATAGTAAAGTTTATTACAATACAAGATTAGCACCAAATGCAAGTAGTGTTTCATCTACAATTCAAGCAAATATTAATGCATATGCAGAATCATCTGAATTAAATCGTTATGGAACAAGATTTAAGTATAGTAAATTTTTAAGAATTATCGATCAAAGTCATCCAGCGGTAATGTCTAATATTACCTCTGTACGAATGAGAAGAGATTTAAGACTCACAACAGATACCTTTGCCGAGTATGCAATTGATTTTGGTAACGAATTCCAAATTCAATCTATGAATGGATATAATATAAAGTCCAGTCCTTTTAGGGTTATAGATATTACAGATGATGTGTATCTTTTTGATATTCCAAATTCTGATAAAAAAACTGGAACTGTTTCTTTATATTCCCTCCAGTCTCAAGGTTCTTCAACTCCTGTTCTGAGAAGAAAAAATGTTGGTGCAATTGATTATAAATTAGGAAGAATTACCTTAAATCCAATTAAAATTATTTCTGGAAAATTGAAAGATGGGCAACAGATTATGGAAATTTTTGCAGTTCCACACTCAAACGACGTTATTGGACTACAAGACTTGTATTTGCAATTAGATAAGAGTGAAGTGGAAATGATAGTTGATGAAATTTCTTCTGGTTCAGACCCATCTGGTTCCACATATAAAACATCATCAAGTTACACATCTGTAAATCAGACCGAATATTGATGTTCATATCCAACAAAAACTTGTAAGATTTAAAACAAATGAAGGAAAATAGAGTTCTAATTAGTCACCTTATACAGAATCAACTACCATCTTATGTTGTAGATGAGTTTCCTCTTATCGTAGAATTTTTAAGAAGATACTATGGTGGCTTAGAATTTCAGGGTCAACCAATTGACTTAATTAATAATATTGATTCTTATTTGAAACTGAACTCTAATGCAAATTTAACAACGTCTGCGACTGTCACATATGATGTAGACGAAACACAGAATGCTATATTTGTTGATAATACCACTGGTTTCCCAGACTCTTTTGGAATCATTCAAGTTGATGATGAAATCATTGTATATACTGCAAGAACAAATAACGCTTTTGTTGGATGTAATAGAGGATTAAGTGCTATAACCTCATATGATAATCCATCAAATCCAGAAGAAGCTGTATTTTCATCATCAGAAATTTCAGCACACTCAATAGGAACACCCGTCAAAAATTTGAGTGTTTTATTTTTACAAGAATTTTTAAAAAAAATTAAGAAACAAATCCTGCCAGGGTTAGAATCTAAAACTCTTGCGGATGAATTAAATGAAGCGCAGTTTATAAGAAACTCAAAAGATTTTTATTCTGCTAGAGGAACAGAAAACTCTTTCAAAATACTTTTTAAAGCTCTTTATAACGTTGATATTGATTTTATCAGACCAAAAGATTATATTATTGCGCCATCAGATGCAATTTACAAAATTTCAAGAGACTTGGTTGTAGAGTCTATAGAAGGAGATCCTTTTAAACTAATCAATAAAACTTTATTTCAAGATGAGTACGAGAATATTAATAAAGCATATGCACCAGTTTCTCATGTTGAAAGGGTAGTTGTTGGTACATCAACAGATGTTTATTATAAACTTAGCATAGACAACTCATATCTTAAAACTGATGGTTCAAATGAACTATTGTATGGTGATTTTTCTATTCACGGAAAAACCAAAGTAATTGGATCTGTTGGAGTAGGACAAACATTTTTGGATGTAGATTCTACTTTTGGTTTTGCTCCCTCTGGTTCTCTATCACTTAAGTTTTCAAATGAAGAAATTGGAGAGATATACTATACCTCAAAAACTAGCACACAATTTTTGGGAATAACATCATCAACTATTATTTCTTCTATTCTAGACAATACTCCCATTAATCAGAATACCTATGCATATGCATATGACGATGAAACTAAAACTAATGATGGAATAAAAGTAAGAATTAGATCTGTTCTTAACAAACTTGATTTGCCAACAACATCTTATTATCAAAAACCAAATTCAAAAATAGAAATTAAAGCCCTTGGAAAATATTCTACAAATACAAAGGCAAATCATTGGTTTTTTAATACAGCTCAATTCTATAATGTTCAGAGATTATCTTTAGAAGACGCCACAAATAACACATATCGTCTTGTAACTAAAGATTCTCATATTCTAAGAATTGGAGACTCTGTAACTTTAACAGATAGGTTTGCAGTACTTAGACCAAATGCTCTCCTAGTAGTTGACGTTTTTGACTCAAAAACTTGTTTGATTCGTGGTTCTGGAGTTGGAGATCCAGGCGAAATCGTTAAAGTTACAAAAACTATTTCAAAAGTTAATACAACATTATATCCAGAATTAAGTAAAGTATCTTGTAATGTGCAAAATGTTTATACTGATTCTGATAAAGTTTTAGTAGCTTCAAACTCTTTACCATCTTTTATAGATGTTAAAATTAATCCAAAAAGTCAAAAGTTTACTCTTTCTGGAACTTTTTCTTTAGGACAAGAAACAATACAATTATCAACTGCCGTTGACCACAATTTCTTTACTGGAGATCTTGTATACTATACTCCAGAAAAAGTCATCACACTTTATAGAGATGCTGATGGTAATATCATTACAGATGAGTTTGTTCAAAGTTATCTTTTTTCTGAAGGAACTTATTATGTAAAAAGAATTGATACTCAAAATATAAAATTAGCAACAAGTTTATCAAATCTTTATGCAAACAATTTTATTTCAATAACTCCTCCAGATGGTAGAGATATTGTAACTGTTCTAAACAACACTTTAGAAAAATATGAATTTAGAAGAAAAGAAATAAAACCACAAAAAATTTATAGAGAAATATTGCCACCTTCAACAGAAGGAATTGAATATGAAACCAGACATACTTACAATGGAATTTTAATTAATGGTGTAGAAATTTTAAATTACAAATCTAAAGATGCAATTTATTATGGAAAAATCAATTCTATTGAAGTTGTTTCTGGTGGAGATGATTATGATGTTATAAATCCTCCAGTTTTAAATATCAGTGATTCTCTTGGGGTAGGTGCAACTGGAATTTGTGCTGTTAAAGGATCTTTTAAAGAAATTAATATTATTGATCCCGGATTTGATTACATTGAAACACCAACTATTTCAATTAGCGGTGGAAATGGTAGTGGTGCCGTTGCTGAAGCAAAACTATCAGCAATACCCCACCAAGTTTCCTTTAATCCAACAGGACTATCAACCCTATCATCTGGTATTGGCACTGTTGGATTTGGAAGTGATGTATCAACCATTGGATTTACCACCTATCATAAATTTAGAAATGGTGAAAGAGTAGTTTATAAAACATTTGGAAAAAATGCTGTTGTTGGATTATCAACTGATGCAACTTATTATGTTTCAGTTCAAAATGCATATACAGTAAAATTACATAAAAATTTAGATGATGCAGTATTAGGAATTAACACTGTTGTTTTGAGTTCTCCTGGAACTGGTGTGCATCAACTCAAATCACTAAACGGCAAATCAGTTCTTAGCTCCATAAGAATAATTGAACCTGGAAGTGGTTATGAGAATAAAGAAAGAAGATGTGCAGTAACAGGAATTAACACTTCATTACATACAATCAGAATTGAAAATCATGACTATAAAACTGGAGAAATTATCAAATATTCAGTTGATGGAACTACAATTTCTGGATTATCAACAAGTAAAGAATACTATGTAACCTCTATTGATAAAGATACTTTTAAATTATCTCAAGTAGGAGTCGGCACTACTGCCAAAGATTTCTACTTTAATACAAAACAATATGAAATTTTCTCCTCTTCTGGAGTAGGGACGCATATTTTCAATTATCCAAATATAACAGTTGAAGTAGTTGGAAAAGTTGGTATTGCATCAACAGGAACAGATACATTTAAAGCAATAGTTCAACCAATTGTAAGAGGGCAGTTAACTTCCGTTTATTTGACTAACTCTGGCGTTGGTTATGGATCCTCAGAAGTTCTCAATTTTAGAAGAGAACCAGAATTAACTTTAAGAACAGGTACGGAAGGACAATTAGAACCTGTAGTTATAGATGGAAAAATAGTTGACGTTGTAATAAACAACCGTGGTAGAGAATACAATTCTCCTCCACAATTAATTGTATCTGGAATTGGAAGTGGAGCTAATTTGACTCCAAAAATTTCAAATGGTGCATTGATAGGGATTAATATCAATAAAACTGGAGTTGGATATGGTTCATCAACCACAACTATTACTGTAAAAGAATCTGGAAATGGAGTTAAATTTAGAGTAAACTTGCAAAAGTGGAATGTTAATAACTTTGGCAAAAATTTACTTAATATTACGAATGATGATGTTATTGTCTCACCCTCTACAAATGAAGATTATCAACTTCAGTGTTCTTTCTTGTATGCACCTAGAAGTTTAAGGAAGGTTGTATATTCTATTGAGCAAAATGGAAATCCTCTATATGGACAAAAAGATTTACAAATCGTAAATGATCAAGAAATTAACAATACAAACCATTCATCAATTATAGGTTGGTCTTATGATGGTTATCCCATTTATGGACCATATGGATACAAAAATAAAAATGGCGGCGAAGTAACACAGATTAAGTCTGGTTATAAATTAGAATTAAAAGAAAATAGACCACCAACAAGTATTTTCCCAGCAGAATTTTTTATTGAAGATTTTACGTGGACCGAATCTGAAGATGAATCTTTCTTAGATAAGAATAATGGTAGATTCTGCGTAACACCAGATTATCCAAATGGAACATATGCATATTTTGCAACTTTTGAAACATCTAATTCATCTGATGGATTGTTTAAGAACTTTAAAAAACCAGCATTCCCATATTTGATTGGTAACTCTTTTAGGTCAAAACCAAACGAATTTAATTTCTTATATACTTCTAATCAAGATCAAACTGAACTCAATGGAACTAAATGGAGAAGAAATACTTATCCATATGCGTTAATTAAGAGTAATAGTGGATATGATTATCTGAAAAAACCTTATGACTCAGTTGAACAGGTTTCTATTATACAAACAACTAAAAAAGGAAATATAGAGACTGTTGGTATATTAACAGGTGGTAATAACTACCAAGTAAATGACCAAATTATTTTTGAATCTGAACCAAATAGTAATTTCTTCTCTGCATCTAGAGTTTCAAAAGTTTTGGGATCTCCAGCTGTCACTGTCAGTGCTGCCAGAACAGAAGTATCAAATATAGAATTCTATCCATTTGGTGGCGATGGTAACTTTATTGGATTTAGTACAACTACTCATCAATTTATCAACGGAGAAATTCTTACTGTTTCTGGACTATCAACTACATCATCTTTTGTAGAAGGTAGTTATGAAATAGGAATATCAACAAATAGGTTAACCGTATCAAAATTTATAGGAACTGATGGAGCAACGGGTATAGTTACATATCTTTCCGTTGTCGGAAATCTTGAGTTCCCGAATATCAGAGAAAATGATATTTTGGGTATAGGAACAGGAGTTAATTTAGAAAGAGTAAAAGTATTAAATGTTGATAAAATTTCATCAAGAATTAGAATTTTAAGAGCAGTAAACAATGTGGTAGGTGTTTCACACACTATCTCTACTGCGATAAGTGAAGTTCAAAGAAAATTTACTATCAATGTTGGATATAAAACTACTTTTGATAATAGAATAAACAGGGAATATTATTTTAATCCAAAAGAGTCAGTTGGACTTGGGGCAACTGCTGGAGTTGGTATTGGGACAACTATTTTCTTCTCAAATCCTGGCGCAGGAGTAACTCAATTATTTGTCCCATCTCAAGCAATTTATCTGCCCAATCATAAATTAAAAACTGGAGATGTTGTAACCTATAAAACAAATGGTGGTGATCCTATAGGCGTATCCACTGTCAGTGCTGGATCTTCATTTACATTGACAAATAATGCTCCATTATTTGTTGCTAATATTGATGTGGACTTTATTGGATTATCAACTGTAAAAGTTGGACTTGGAACCACAGGAACTTACGTTGGTATAGCGAGCACAACTTCAAGTTTTGGACTTCTGTATTTTGTTGGATTAGGTACAGGAAATTATCACAGTTTAGTCAATGATTATCCAAATGTTGTAAAAGGAAAAGTGAATAGAAACTTGGTAACAGTTTCTACTTCTAATACTCATGGATTGTTAAAAAATGATACCGTATTTGTAGATGTAAATCCATCAATTTCTACATCTATTACCATCAAATATAATGCATATAATAGAAAGGTTGTTGTTGATAGTTTAGACTTTGTTGCAGCAGGAGTAGGAACAACAGCAAATACAATTAATTTGAATGAGCATGGATTGGTAACAGGACAAAAAGTAATTCACACAGCAACTTCTCCTGTTACAGGTTTAGTTAATAATAAAGAATACTACACATATGTAATTGATAAAGATACTATTAAGTTGTGTGGTAGCAAATATGAAACACAACAAAATGTACCAAATTTTGTTAATTTAGAATCACAGTCTTCTGGTAGTTTGTTACCAGTTAATCCACCTCTAAAATTCTATAGAGACTCTATAGTAACTTTTGACGTAAGTGATGCTTCACTTTCATATACTATTGGATCTATTAAATATTCAGCTTTCCAACTGAAATTTTATACCGACTTTGATTTCTTTGAAGAATATAACAGTAGTGGTATTTCAAATGTATTTGATGTAACTAGAAGTGGAACTGTTGGAACTTCTGGTGCAACAGTGACATTAAAGGTTAATGAAAATACTCCAGACATTTTATATTATAAACTTGTTCCTCTATTTGTTCCAGGAAATTTAAAGGAAAATCTTGAAATTGTCGTAGATGATGAAGTTGATTTGCATAGTCAGATTTTACCACAAACCAGCATTTATAATGGATCTCATGTTATCACTGGAATTACTACTAATACATTTAACTATACGGTATCAGAGTATCCAGAGTCTTCATCTTATTCATCATCAACTTCTATTATTAACTATTCAACAAATTCTACACGGGCTTATGGTCCTATATTTGAAATTGAATCAAGAGACAGAAGAAATGGATATTCGGTTCTACCTGGAATAAGTACAATCAAAACTACATTAGGTACAGGTGCGGTATTAATTCCATCTAGTACTAGTATTGGAAAAGTAGAGAAGACAAGAATAGAAAATATTGGATTTGATTATCCGACAGATTTAACTTTATCACCAGAAGCAAAACTTCCTCAAGTTTTAGAGGTTTCTACATTCTATAGATTTAAAAATGTTGGATTAAGTTCTGCTGGAAGAGGATATACAGTTGTTGCTCCATCATTGGTTGTTTTAGATGGAGACACTAAGAAAAAAATTAATGATATTGAATTGCAGTACGTTATTGGTAGTAACACCATTAACATAAAGAGAAATACTTTTAGTTTAACGAATACAACACCAACGATTATTCCAGTTGGAAATCCAAATGGCGTTAGAGTGTCTAATTTGCAATATAATGATTCAAACCAAACAGTAAAAGCAACATTAGCGGATACTTTTAGTGAAGACTTCCCAATTTCTGTAGGAGATAAGGTTTTAGTAGAATATGCAAGTGTTGGTGTTGCTAGTACCGCAAAGGGTTATAACTCTTCGGAATATGATTATGCTCTATTCACTGTAACCCAAACCCATCCAAATCTTGGGGGTCCTGGTGCTGCAGTTACCTATAGTTTCTCTGGATATCTTGGTGCTAATCAGTACTTAGGAACATTTGATACTGTTACTTCATCAGCTGTTTTAGTTCCACAAAAATATTTCCCACAATTTACTTTTGAGTTAGAGTCAAATTCTTTCCAAAAAGGAAATCTGGTTGTTAGTGAAGATTCTGTTGGAACTGTATTTGATTGGGATGGTATCAACAATAAATTAGTCGTGGAGAGTGGGGATGATTTTGTTGTAGGCAATACAATTACCGAACCTATAACAGATTCTAGGGCTAGAATAACCAAAGTTTACTCATTTGATACTAATTACAATCTTGATTATTTTTCAATAGTTCAACATGGTTGGGATTCTACTAAAGGATTCTTAAATGATAACCAACAAAAAATTCAAGATAATGATTATTATCAAAACTTCTCATATTCAATTAAATCAAAAATACCTATCCAAGAATGGAATGATGCAGTAAGTTCTTTAGTTCACACTGCAGGATTCAAGAAGTTTAGTGATTTGCAAATAGAATCAACTTTACCAGAAATTGACAATAATTTCTTAGTCATTAAACCAAAAGATGCTACTACAATAGCAGTTGACATCATAGGTGAGGAAGATTTAAATTGTGTTCATGATTTTGATTTGGCAACAGAAAACTTCTTAAGAACAGAATCAACTCAGTTTTCTGACCAGATTAATTTTAAAACAAGAATTATATCAGATTATGAGGAATCTATTGGTAACCGTGTTTTAACTATAGATGACTTTAGTTCAAGTTTTAACAGTAATCCAAGAAGTACTCCTTATACAGAAATTTTCAGACAACCTCTAAATGATGGCGTATCTCAAAAGTTTTTAGTTTACATAAAAGATAGACTTTACACTGCAGAACGTCAAGTAGCACTAGTTACATGTTTGAATGATATTGTTGATGGAATACCAATGATTAATCAATATGGATTTGTCAATACTGTGTTAGATCTTGGTTATTTTGATTATAGTATTGATGGTTCAGAAGGTGTCTTAGAATTCTATCCCACAAAGTATGAATTAAACAATTATAACGTATCTGTTTTAAGTTTCAACTTAGATAGACTTGGTATAAGTACAACCACTGTAGGAATAGCAAGCACCACTATAGGTATTTCCACAACTACTTCGTTCCCAGGAGCTTTGGTTAGTGTAGCAACCTCTAATATATCAATTTCAGGAACTACAACAACAGAAATGGTCAGAATTTCTGGAATAGGTACTGAGACCGCTGGCGTAAGATCTGCTAAAATTCTTGTTAGTGTAGAGTCTGGAGATAAAGCAGAATTTGACGAATTGAGTGTAATTCATGACGGAACTGATGTTAAGGTATTGGAGTATGGTCAATTAAGTATTCACTCTATTGATGCTTTCTCTTCTTCTGGATTAGGAACATATGGTATATCTTTATCAGGATCTGATATTGTAATAAATTACACACCAATTGCTGGTCTTACAACGACAAAAGTTAATACAGTAACTATTGGATTATCCTCCGAAAATTATAGAGGTAGTGGAACATATGATTTCAGTTATTCTCAACTAGTTGCAAATGGAGTTTCAATTGCATCTACGAGTGCTCCAGTTGCAGTTGGAATAGGCAGTTACGGTGACGATTATGATGGTGCTTATTCAATTGTACAGGTTTCCGATACGACAAATAATGTATACTCTTTCTCAGAGTTAATGCTTGTTGACGATGGAAGTCAAGTTTCTGTTACAGAATTTGGTTCATTTAATACTTTAGATGAGTCATTTGGTCCAACAAGTTATAGTGGTCTTGGAACTTTTGGTGTAGAAATAGTTGGAAATAGAACTGAACTTAAGTTCACTCCAAATGCAAATATTGATGTAAGCGTAAAAACTTACATTCAAGCAATTGGAATAGTAGATAATACCGCAGGATTAATTGAAAAAGATCTTTCAAGTGCATCAATTAACAATAAAAATTCAATTTATACGGGAACGCTTGCGGAGATTAAGAGAGATTTCCCACTCTTACATAAAGGATATCAAATATTTGAAAGAAACTTTGTTGGAACAAGTTCTACGGTTGTAAGTCTTTCTGATAACACAATCACGCTACCAAACCATTTCTTTGTAAGTGGTGAGGAGTTAACTTATTCAACAAGTCTTGGAATAGGAACTGATGCAATTGGAATTGCATCAACTTCTTTCTCTGGTATTGGAATTACAAATAGACTGCCTGCTAGTGTTTATTGTATTAAAGTTGATGAAAACAAAATTAGACTTGCGACATCAGCGGAAAATGCACTGAAGAAAAATCCAGTTGCAATTGGATTTACTGGAGTTGGAATAGGAAATTCTCATACATTTACTGCAAAAAATCAAAATCAGAAAGTTCTGATTTCTATTGATAATGCTCTTCAATCACCAATTGCAGGTAGTTCCGTTACAACAACTTTAGCTAGAGCAACTACTGTAGGTGAAGACGTTATTTACTTCACCGGAATAACATCTTTCTTTGGTGCGGATTATGTTAAAGTTGATGATGAGATTATGAAGATTCTTTCCGTTGGAATTGGATCTACTAATGCATTCAAAGTTACTCGCGCTTGGCTTGGAACTCGTTTGGCAGGACATAGTACTGGAGCTCCAGTTACAAAAATTAGAGGAAATTACAACATTGTAGGAAATACTCTTAATTTTATAGAAGCCCCTTACGGAAAAAATCCAATCAGCACATCAACAGCTCCACCAGAATATAGAGATTGGACGGGTATAACAACTTCTTCAAGTTTCCATGGAAGAAGTTTCATGCGTAGGGGTTATGTTGGAACTTCAAGTGAAACTTACACTAAAAATTATTTGTATGATGACATTACTGAATTGTTCACTGGACAAAGAAAAACATTCTCTCTAACTTCAAATAAAGAAAATGTCATTGGAATATCTACCAATCTTCCTTTGCTTCTGATCAATGGTATTTTACAAGCTCCTGGAGCAAATTATAATTTTACAGCCTCTGAAAATCTTGGAATTACCTCTATTACATTTACAGGAACCGCAAGTTCTGTTGCATATGATGTAAATAATGCAAATATTCCCGTTGGTGGAGTTATAGTTTCTGTTGGATCCACTTCAGGATTTGGTTTCCAACCATTAGTAGCAGCGGGAGGAACTGCAATTGTATCCGCATCTGGAACAATTCAATCCATTAGTATTGGTAATAGTGGTTCTGGATATAGAGCAGGAATTCAAACTGTTGTAAGTGTTGGAGTTGGAACTTCTTCAACAGGAACTCCACGTATAACTTCAATTGGAACAGCTGCTATTAGCAACGGTCACATTGTAAGTGTTGCTATTACTAACCCAGGTGCCGGATTTACTTCATCAAATCCCCCATATGTTGTATTTGATGCTCCACTATCTTACACAAACATTCCGCTAATTTATAGTTCTGCTTCACCTGGAGCAGGTGGTACACAAGCAAAAGTAGATATCGTGGTTGGACAGGGATCAAGTGTTATTGATTTTAATATTACAAATACTGGATTTGGTTATGGGGTTGGACAAGTTTTAACCGTTGGTATTGGTGGAACCGTTGGAATTCCTACTGATCCATCTATATCATACCAAGAATTCCAATTAACAATTGACCAAGTTGATGCCGACCAATTTACTGCATGGTCAGTTGGGCAAATTGATGTCCTTGATGATTTCTCATCTCTCTTTAATGGGTCAAGAGTCACTTTCCCAATATCTCAAAATGGAAATTCATTGTCTATTGTATCTAAACCAGGTTCAAATATATCAATTCAAGACACTCTCTTTATTTTCATAAATGATATTTTACAAGTTCCAGGCGAAGCATATGAATTCACTGGTGGAAGTCAAATAACATTTAGTGAAGCTCCAAAGTCTGAAGATACTTTAAAATTCTTGTTCTATAGAGGAACTGGTGGTCTTGACGTACAATCTATTGATATTACAGAAACCATAAAAGTTGGAGACGATGTAAGACTTGAACATGATGCTTCTGTCGGACAAGAACCATATCTTGACCAATCTTTCAGAACAGTCTCTGAAATAGACTCTTCTAGTTCTTTAAATACAAATCCATATCTTGGACCAGGACTTAGTGGTGATACGACTCTACTAAGACCATTGACTTGGTGCAAACAAATGGAAGATAGATTTATTGGTGGAAAGATTGTTGATAAGACTCGTGACCTGTATAAAGCAAATATCTTCCCAACAGCATACATTACCAAGTCAGTTGGAATTGGATCAACTATTGTTTATGTTGATAACTTAAGACCGTTCTTCAACCCTCTAAATGAAAATGTTCTATCAGTTGAATTCCAAAAAGATATTGTAATCTTTAATCATGGCGAAAAAGTTGCTGCTGCAGCAACTGCAATCGTCTCCTCTGCAGGAACTGTATCATCTATAGTAATATCAACTGGAGGTGTTGGGTATACAACTTCTCCTGATGTAACAATTCAAAACCCAGTTGGTGTTGGAACTTCACAGAGAGCAACTGCTACTGCCACTATTTCTGCTGGAGGAACAGTTCAAAATGTAACAGTGACATCACCTGGCACTGGTTATACTCAGACAAATCCACCACTAGTTCTAATAGGTCCACCAACATTTGTAAAAGAACCAAATACCGTTGTTTCTTTTGCCGGAGACTTTGGTGTCATTACTGGTATAGGGACGACAACTGTTGGCGTAGCCTCAACTGGAATTACCTTTGATTTAGTTATTGAGGCAACTTCAACTCTTAGAAACAAT